GTGCTCGTTATTAATCGACTCTAAAATTTCGATGCTTTCAGAATCAGGTAAATCAACATCTAAAAATATAACGTTGGGTGATTTTTCGCTAAGTAAGGGTTTAGCACAATCAAAATTATCACACTCAATAATGTCATCAAAACCTAAGCCGGCTAACACTTGGCTTAAGTCAGCACGGATTTGTTTAACATCATCAATAATTAAAATTGGTTCGAGTGGGCGTACAAATTCCATATGAATACTTCAACATTTTTTACGGCTTGTGGTTTAATATTAAGCCAAGCATTAAGGAACCTCAAGCTGATAACTATGAATTACCGTAATAGTCGTTTAAACACACCCAATGTCCGATACCGTCTAGTATTGGACTTAGTGAGCTTGAAGTTATTAAAATAGAGCGCCACACATGCACTTAAATACCACTACCTATAATTTATATTATGTTAAATAAGATAGGAGTGTACTTTATCAAACCAACTATCTGTAAGGGGTTGTTCATTTCTAGAATAATGATGATATGAGGATTTTCGCCCTCGTCTTTTGGAAAAGCCCATTATTACTGGGGTTAGCTAATCCTGAGCGGAAAATTAGTTAAATTTGAATTACGCTTGGTTTTAGACGAAACCTGTTCAAACTGACTCATTACCCAATCATTCCTGCTCATTATACGTTTAGAATTAGATCATTTCTGATCGTTTAACTTTCCTTTAAATACACTTTAAACGCCTTTTAAACGCTGTTTAAATATTTTGAGCTGCCAATATTTAAAGTTTTTCGGCAGCTATAATTGTATTGAACTGCGGTCCTAGCTCTATTGTGATCATAAAACCTTGGTACGATATTTTTACTTGGTTGCCTATATAAGCAAACGCATTTGGATTTTGAACAGCGTTCATTAGTTCGTGTATTTGTTCAATTGCTAATTGGCCAGTTAAGAGCTTTTCAATTTGAGCGCTGCTCACTGTAACAGTGCTACTATATATAGGTGCGTTTTTACGTGATAACTCGTTTAGTAAATTTACTGGCAAGTGCCCTAGCGTAAATTGCTGGCCATCGGCTCCTGATTTTTTAAGTGCCAACTTTGCTGCTTGCAAGTTTACCTGCTTTATATAGTACTGCTTAGATTTTAAAACTGCCTCGTTAAATTGTGGTACCGCCAGTTGTTGTAAATCCTTTGATAGATTTATGACTGACTTACCCGCTGCAATGTCTGCACCTAACCATGCTTTCCCTGGATTATAATCCCAACCTAAATCAATGCCTGGTAACTTACTTAGCTCTTCACCTGTTGATGGATCAACAACATTAAATGACTCAATAAATTTATCTATTTTTTCAGGCTTGGTAACTGTTAAGCCCATACGTGCTTTATCGCGCGCATTAAGTGACACCACTTTACACCTGCAGTTATAACCATTCGGTGGATAATGTGTATCCCAAAAAGGATGATCCACTGGAAGTAAAATATAATTCCATTTACCGTGTTCAGGTCTTACGCGGCTATCACCAGCAGTTAAGTATAATAAATAAGGCCTACGCTGTTTTATACGTTCTTGTTGTTGCCAACGGCCAGCTGCACGTGCGGTGTTTTTATTGTTTTGATAAATTACTTTTGAACGCCAGCCCCGCTTGCCATTGTATGACCAACCTTGATCACCCACTATTTTGTCAAAGCGTTTTCTAAAGTCCGATATAGTTTCGCCGTCACTAATCGCTTTATCTACTGCTTTATATAGCTCGTTAATGATCTCGATTTGAGTTGCACCGGCAACAGTAAATGCCTTGGCGTGAATTAAGCCTTGTAAATCTTTATATGATTCACTGGTTAGCTTAATTTTGTCTTTAAAGTGAGAAATGGCTTCCTTGAATTTTACAAGTTCGCCATATTGTGGAGCTGGTAAGGCCATATTATTGCTCTTTTAGTGACTGTTGAATGTCCTGAATTTCATTTCTTCGTGAATTATCACGGCTATTACCAAAGAAGAAATTCAATATTGACGCTACAACGGTGCCTAAAATAAAGCCCAAAATGGTGTCTGCAAAGCGTGTTGCGGTATCAGGAATGGTTAAAAACGTTATACAGCCTATGTATATAACCGTTGCAACAGACCAAAACCACGCATAGTAATAAATGAAGCGTTTAGAAAACTTATCATCTTGATTAAGTGCCTGTATCTGCATATTTCGGGCGCTTTGAGTGTTTTTAAACGCTAAATCATCAAGCTCTTTTTCACGGTTTAATATGGTTTGCCTAAGCTCTTGTTGTAATGCACTCGATTGCTGAATACGGTTCATAGCCTCTTGTGGTGAACCGCCATTAGTGAGTGTTTGTGCCATATCAACCACTTTAGACGCAACCTTTGATCCATTGTCGCCCCCTATCCAACTGCCTATTTTTTTATCCAGGCCTGTGAGCTTTGCAAGGCCGAGCGCTATCGTAACTGGGTCCATTTATGCCTCCATTGATTCGTAAGATATGCCACCAATCAGTTCAAGCTCGATATTTTCAATGCGCTTAAATTGACGAACAAGTGACTTAGACGTTGTAAAAGAACAATCAAAATATTCAGTTTTATCATGCAATTTTGGGAAATGCTTTTTTGCATCGCGTTTGCCAAAGGTTTTTTGAATACGCTTAATTTCAGTAGGCTTATATAATGATATGGAGCGCTTGCGCCATACTTGTTCAAGGCATGCAGGGCGTGACTCTTTTTTGTTACACCATTCGCCTCTAATAAAGTCATCAATATAAACGCTTAATACGGTTGTCGATTCAGATTTTCTCTGACGTTGAACAGAGACTTTGTGATCACCTACAGAGAAAACAACATTACCAAATGTGCCTGCAAGTTCGTTTTCAATCTCTACCCACTGCTCTTTTGTAATGGCCATAAGCGCCCCGCTACAGTTTTGCTATATCGAGTGAAATTGCTTGCTCAATGCCATTATCATCTTGCTTGTAAAAGCGGATGAAGCGGGTTGAGTCAACCACGCCAACGGATTCCGCAATAATGTTCATGGCTTTAGCCCATTTGCCTGAATCGTCAGTAATTTCGAGTTTACGCAGGGCTAAAATGCGTTGCGGATTAAGCGAGCCTTGCTTATCGGTATTGAACGTTTTGCTAACAATAGCCTTAATGTTTTGATTGCCGCCTTCGGTCCATTCGTCCAGGCATTGATCAATCAATTGTTTAGCAAGAGTAAGCTCTGGGCCAAGCTCTATGCGCTCTTGGGTTTGAAGGGTTACTTTTAATTGGCTGTCAAAGGTGCGTAACATCACATTGCCTTTTTTACCGCCTAAGTTAACGCCATGTTCTTGAGCTAATAGCTCTATAAAATCGTCGGCCTCAGCCATTAAACTTTGTTTAAACTCTGCCAGTGCTTCTTGCATTTCAATCGCTTTATCAATGGCTTTTTTAACAAACTCGTCTTTGATTAAATCGGTTTGTTTGATGTTAGCAATGGCGACTAAATTGCCTTTGCCGTCTTTTAAATACCCGTCAGGAACATTATTCATTGTCTATCTCCACAGTTTTAGAATTAGCCTCGTTCATGCCTGCCATAAACTCATACTCCATTGCTGATTGGGCTACTTGAACCAATGTAGAGTCTGAAATATCAGGGAATTGTGAGGTGATTTTTTGTTTAAGTTCATCCAGGTCTTTTGATGCCTGAGCAAAATTAAAAAGCTGTTTAATGGTGTCGTCTGTTGCGTGATCAAACACATCTAACTCGTTGGTAAGCTCTACGCTTTCAGTTGGCTTTTTGGCAAACTCGGTTTTAGCAGGTGTTGCAATGCCATGGCCTTCGTCGGGCACATCAAGTATTGCTTCGCCGTCTTTTGGTTTAGGTACACCGAGCTCTTGATAAGCCCAGTCTTCACCAACTGGGACAATACGCGCTGTTTCGCGCACGCGGGTTACGGTGTCGGTGTTAATTTCGCGTTTGTCTTTAAAGATGAATTTTGGCGGTTCGCCACCATCAAAATTTACTGTATGAAGCGAATTTAAAAGCTGATTGCGGTATGACGCTACAAGCGCCCTGTCTGAGCGTTGATTATCACCTGCACGTTTTGCGTGAGTTTCGCTGGCCGCACGTGCACCACCATTTTTTTGCTCTGTTGCTAAGGTTTGACTGGTTAAAGCTTTGCTTATTTCAGCATTACAAAAGTTAACCAAGCGCTCGGGCACTGGCTCGCCAGATAGCTTGCTTTCGATGATTTCAATGCTGGTGTCATCGGGTATGGCGGCTATGCCGTCTTGAACAAGCTTAGCTAACCCATCAAGTAAGTTATTTATGTCTTTATCTTTACTGCCTATTGGGTATTTACCCACAGGAAATGGAATACCAAAGCGCTCGCATAGCTGTACAAAAAACTTAAAGCCGCCATGCTTAAACGTCCATGGCCAAAAACAACTACTTAATAATGCAATACCATACGGGTTTTCGGCACTTGGCATATGGCGAACAAACGACCAACGACGAGAATCGACTATTTCGCCCTGTGGGTTTTCACTGGTTTTTACTAATAGCTCGTGATCACTATTAAACGCAAAGCGGCTGTTACGCCATGTTTCTACGTATTCGGGTTGCCAATGGTCTTTGTTTTTAATGTACTTGCCAAGGTGGGTAACACTAAAACCGTTTAAAATGGCGCTGTAATTGTGCCAGTCCATATCGGCCCATTCGGTATGTGGGCATGGTTTACGGGCAAAAAAGGCTTTAGCTAACTCATAACTTTTTAAACTGGCTGCGTCGTCACCCCCTGGAACAAGCTCAGTATTAAAGCTAAATAAGCCACTGCGCAGTGAGCGCAACTCTCCAATAACGTGTGCATCACGGGCTATTTCTTCATAAATAGCCGTGTTTTTACCCGCACGGCGCAGTATTGGATCTGGGTTTGGTAGCTCAGTAATAAGCGCTGTTAGGCTAGGGTCTAAGCGGTTTTGGTCAAACATACGGCTAAGCGCAGCGTATGCTTTTGATGTAATACGTGGCTTGCTTTTAAACATGATAGCCCCTTATTTGTTTTGTCACTTTACGGCTATTTACACGAGGAACGCCGCCTGCCCCTGTGCTGGCTATCATCCATAAAATAGCCAGGGCACAACTTAAATCGTAGTGATGGGTTGTTTGCTTTTCTGGCCAGTTTTCAAGCTCGTCGAGCAGTAAGCGACACCGTGAATGAAAGGCAATTTGTGCCGGCGTATTGGTTACATAAGTTTCAAGTGAGCCTATACGTTCCTCTGCAGATATGGTTGCAGTAACACCACGTAAAGGCAGTGCTATACCTTGCTCTAAGCCTGTAGTAATAAATTGGCTACGCATAAAATCAAAAGCATTGTTGTTTTCAAAGCCCCATACGCGGCAGTTATATTCTTTTTGAGCGCGAATTAAGTCGCTAAGTAAACGGCTAGTACCACGTACTTTGCGGCTTTCGTATTCAACGTGCAGCTTTTGTAAATCTTGGGAATAAAAACCCACTAATATAGCGCTGGGGTCCGCTTTTTCTGTTTTGCCCATACTTGGGTCACATGCGCCATAAGGTATCCATTCGTTTAAGCGGTCTACCCAAAAATCAAACTGGTAAAATATGGCTTCTTCGTCACTTTTGGCAATGCCTTGCATTTCGCGGTTAAACTCACGTTTATTAGCCGCCCACATACACATTAAATCGTAGAGTGTACGCACACTTGGCCAACTGGTTTGGGCTCCTTTAAGCATTTGCTTTTTACGCTTTAACCAAAATTTAAACGAGGGTTTTTGCTCAGTTGAAACAGCCTCACCCTTTGCGGCAGCGCGTTTTTCAAAGCGTTTGTCGTCATGTACCATTAAATCGCGGCACTCTTCCCATAAATCCATGCGTTCAGGCATTTGTTTAATGGCTTTAAAGCGGTGAACAATATGCCCTGGAGCCTCTTCGGCGCGGCTTATTGGGTCATCGTTATTTAATACGGTATTTACACCTAAAAATTTAACGGTGCCATCGGGTGGGCCAAGGTATTGCACGGCTGCTTCTAAAAAGCGCCAACGGTTATCGCGCTCTGTGGGCGATTTAGCCTCGGCATCGGTAATAATGTCATCAGATAGCAATAGCTTAGGGCGGCTGGCACCATGGAACGTACCGCGTACTGACTGCTCAGCACCACGGCTTTCAAAGCGTACGCCTTGCGCTGTTACAAACTCGCCTAACTTCCATACAGGGGATTTTTGGCACACTTCAGGAAAGTCTAACGCAAGATTATTATTGTTAAGCAACTCGGTTTTAACTACCTCGAGTGTTTTGGTTGGCATTTTTGTTTCAGCGCCAAACAAAATTACAAAATCAATAAATTGCTTTATTTTGGCAAGGCCCAGGTCTTGGCAAATCTCAGGGTCTTGCAATAGCGCTAACACCGCTACATACACAGGGGCAATTTTTACCCCAAGGGTACTTTTGCCCTCACCACGCGGGGCTACAAACCAGTTTTTCCAGCCATTTTTAAGCTTGAGTGCTTCGGGAAACCAGTTCATAAAATAGCTTTGGAATTCAGACGCTGTTTGATCGTCGTCAAGCCACATGTGATGTGGGAAGTACGTATACACAAAAAACTCAAAATCGCCGCCAAGTACACGTTTACGGCGTGCTTTAATTGCAGCGGGGCTTGGGTCTATGTTGCGCTCTTTTGCTTCAATATCGCGGCGTAGCGAACCGGTTATTTGTTCTATTTCAGCTAAAAACTCGCGTGAATTCATATCGGCCATTAGTCGTCTAACTCCGTATCGAGCTTAGGACCAAACGCGGTAAGTATTTCAACAAATTCGGGCGCAAAGTCAGGGTATTTGGTTGACACAAACTTAGCCAAAATTTTAAGTACTTCGGTGGCAATGGTGCGCTTTTCAAGCTTTTTATTACCGCCCGACACTTTCATTACCTTGCTCATCATATCGGTAAGTGAACTCAGTATTTTGGTGCGTTGGTCAAGTGGCAGTGCTGCGCCTTCGGCTGATTTTAAAAGCTCAAAAGTTTCGTTTACTTGAATGGTAAACTCTTCAATAAAGTCGGTGGTAAACTCCCCTGCTGTGCCTTCGCTACGGCGGCTTGCTGCACGGGCTAAGTCCCAATCGTCACCATTGTCTTTAGCTTCCATTTTCCAGCGTCGTGCGGTGCCATCGGCCACACTGTGCTTAATAGCGGCAACACTTAACGCAAGCAGCTCGGTTACATAGCTGTGGCGTACGGCGTTTTTCTTTTCAGCTGGGTGTGCCATTAGCCCGCCATCCCATTTTTTACAGCATAGGCAATAAGCGACACAGCCAAACCCGCAGTGCCACCCATGGCAGCTACTTTAACGCGTTGGTTTGTTAGTTTTTCTTCAACCTTGCTTAAGCGGTCATCTTGCTTATTAATGGCTGCAATTTGGCGTTTTTCGCTTTTTTCTATATCAAGCTTTAAGCCATCGGTTATTTCTTTTTGACGCGCTTCGCTTTTTTCAATGCTTTGATGAATATCGGCTTTTATATCTTTTAGGTCATTTAAAATAGCGGCTTGGCTGCCCTGTATTTCACCAATGGCCTGAAAAAGTAAGTTTTCTTGCTCTTGATTCATGGGTGTTCCTTACGGGTTAAATACTTTAATGCCCGTCCAGGTAGGCGTGCGCACATCAAAATGAAACCAGCTCACTTGACCTTCAATGGCGGTGATATACGGGAATTCTTGGGGGTGGGCTAATACGTAGTCACGTACTTGTTGAGCCGTGTAGTTTTTAAAGCTGCAGTCGAATGCTTTGCCTAGCTTATGTTGGCTGCGTTTAGCACCTATGGTGCAATCAAGTGGGCGGTAGCCACGGTATTGATTTGCGCCGCCAAAATACCAGTTGTTTACGGTGCATGGGCCAAACGTGTCGCGTAGTTTTTGCAGCATGCGCAATGCGCGGTCATCAAATAAATGAATTAAAAATAATGGGGTATCGTTAAATAGTTCAAACGTGGCTTTAGGTACCAACTCTTGAAATATAAAACTAGGGGCAGTAGGAACGGCCACTCTTTGTTTAAGAGCCATGCTGTTGAGTCCTTATTTTGTTGGTTAAACGTTGTTTTACTAGGACGTAACAGGCAGGTAAGCGGGTATTACGCACCGGCTTTTTATTCGCTGGGTTTAGCAGCTGTTTAACACGGGTACGCAATGCAGGCAGGTCTTTTAACGGGCAACGGCGAGAGATTGCAATTTGCTCGGCTTTAGAACTGGCCTTAATAATTTGTTGAGCTAATAACTCAATAAATGGCGCATGCACTGTATTTGTCATGCTGGTAGTAAATCAATTTAGGGGATTGGGTAACACTGTAAAGTTGTTTGCGGCTGGGGGGTTTAGAGCTAGCTTATTAGGTTAAATTAAAAAGGCTTGCCAATACAAGGGGGCAAGCCAATTTAATTTAAATAAGGTTTAAACATGGTTTAAATACAATTATATTTTTTTGAAACTGGCGTCCCAATCACTGTAATCAGTATCGATAAAATCACTAGGTGAGCGTGTTACTTTAAGCTGCACTTGTATTTCTTCTTTACCACTTAATAATACCCCTAATGACACTTCATTGTCTGCGTAATCACCAGCAAACATATCACTTAGCAGCTCTTCGATATTATCAACTGCTTTTTCTGCTATTTCCCTTGCTCCACTCATCATTTACCCTTAATTTCTCTAAATGCTTCGCGGTATTCATCCATCATGCCTGTCGTGTTTAGGCCAAATAACTTGCGTTGGTTGATATACCGGATAAGCAGGTTTAAACCGTATTCGTACTGCCACTGCTTAGGTTTAGCGCCGCCGCTAAGTTGCAACGCAGTGAGCAGTACAAAGTTATTGTTTTTCATTGCTAAGCATTGTTTCTTTGATATTTACGGCCGCAATAACAGCAATGTGTAGCCATTATCGAAATGTCGATTTTAGTTTTATTGCGTGCATGGCCACCACCTTTTTTGACTGCTTGAAATTCAACTTCAACTTTAGGGTTTACTGGCGAGTACTCCCCTTCAGTTAGAATCATTGATTGCCCTTGCCACCTAAAACCTATATTAATGGCGTCTGCAGGCACTTTGCCTTGCTCTGTTAAATGGTCTTTAACGCGGTTTAATGTATCTTTAAAACAGTTACACGCTTTATTTTCAGTATTGGTATCCATGTTATTCCCCTACAAACTTAAATTTAATTGTGTCTCGTGCGCCCGTTCGTCTTGGTATGCACTGTAAATACTGCTTACTTGCTGGCGGGTTATTTTAAAACGCTTAACCAGCTGCTGAATGTTGCAGGCTTTGGTGTCTAGCGCTTCACAAATTTGTTGATTACGAATTTGCATAAGCACTTTGTGCAACATGGGTATTTGGTAGCTTGAGCCGACATTTGCATTTATTAGCTCTTGCACGAAGGCTTTACCAAATACCTTTACTACTTCGTGATCCTCGGTAGGCTTTTCAGGAATATAAAACATTTGCCCTTGTTGCTCGGTGAGTACCGCAATGGTTTGTTCAACCCCTAAGTGTTTAACAATGCGACGCAGGCCATGGGGTAATGCCCGTAAGTCTATGCTTGATTCGCTCATGATTGCTCCTCAAATAAATAATCTAAGCCATGTTCGCGGTCTATTCTGCGTTGCTCTTGGTAGGCTTCTACATCACGGCGAACACGGCATTTTTGCTTGTCTTTTTCTTTTACATTACGGTAGCGTTTTTCCTCTGTATAAGCGGCTTTACGCGGGTTAATAGTTAAGTTTTGGTACTCTTCGTAATTAGCCATTTACGCCCCCTGCTTTGCTTTATGGCGTGCAAGCCATTGCTTAAGTACTTCAATAATATGCGGCCACTGCTGGGCGCTTTGGCTGAGCTTTTTGCCTTGTAAGTGTTTTTCACAAAACGCATCGCAGGCCTGTTTTGAATCAATGTTTACCGCGCCTGCGCGGCTCAATTGGCCCCACAGGCTGTAAATCATTTTTAGTTGTGCGGGTAACTGTGTTTTACCCGCATTTGGGTTCATAGCGCGGTAACGTGCAAGCAGTTGCTGTTGCTCAAGCTTGGTTAAACCTGTGCAGGTATTAACACGACCATCGCAAATGTACGACACATTAAGTTGGTGGGTATGTTGGTCGATACCCGCCGCCTTTTGTGCAATTTTGATTTGCTGAGTCAAGTTGCTCACGCTATGTCCTCCAGGGCTTCAATTTCAAAGTGTGGCGCTTGGCCTATGCCAATAATTTTAATGCCCCAGTCTTTCATGCCGCTGGTATAAACCAGCGGAAAATCACGATAGATATTATTAAAACGTCTTGCTGTGTGGGCATGAGAGTTAATTTCATGCACATGGTGAATACTAAATAACTTGTCGGCAGCAAGGGTTGCAAAGGCCGCTTTAATGTTGCCATCGCATTTATCTATGAGCTCACCTTGAGGGTCTTTTTTAGCAAGTAGGCTTAACATTGTTGCGTTTGTAACCAACGAGCTAAACGCTAAATGCGCTGTGTAACGTGATGTGTTTAATTTTATTGAAAATGCCATGATTAAATCCTTATTTAAATTATATTTAAACGGCGTTTAAACCGCTGGTTTATTAAGTACTGATGAAAAAATGCCATTAACTAACAGCTTGTCTACGGCGGTGTCTGGGTTTTTGTTGGTATGGTTAAGCAAGTGCGGTAGCAAGTTTTCAACCAGCTCACGAGCGTTACCCTCCACGCGTTTGTGTAGCCATTGCCACCATTTAGCATCGTCTTGGGCGAGTTTTACGGTGCCTTCGGTGAGCTCTAAAAACAGGGTGCGAATGTCTTCAACGGTTATTTGGCCGATAGGTTTAGGCCAAAAGCATACGCGGCTTGCAATGAGTTCGTAGCGCTCTTGGGTTTGCAGTTTGTCTACTAGTTGAATGTTGCCAACCAGGGTTACGCCTACAATAGCTTGGTCGCTTATGGTGCGCAGTGGGTCGAGCGAGTTAGGTTTGCATTTGTCGGCTTCGTCTAAAATTATTAGGCGGTCGGTATCGCGCAGTGCTTGAATAATTTTTTGCATGTTTTTATACGCGCTTGGGCAGCGCGATAAGCCCAGGGCTAACGTTAGTTGCTCAAGCACTTGGGTGCTGCTGGTTTGCTCACTGCCAGCAATTAAAATAGCCTCTTTGTTGTGGCGGCAATACTCCGCAATACCCTTGGTTTTCCCCAGCCCTGCTTGGCCTGCAAACACACTAAAGCGTTTACGTTGGCGAGCTTGGTCGCAGGCCATAGCAATAAGCTTAGATGTACTGGTAGGAATAAAGCGCACATCACCGTACACAATACTGATTTGTTTGCGTTCTGGCTGCTCGTTAATTGTTTTAACTTGCTCTACCTCCGCAGGGCAAATAAGCGCCCAAATGTCATGCAAGTGCTTAGTAGGCTTGGCGTTGTATTTACCGTTAATGAGTTGGCTTATTGATGCAGGGCTTTTACCCATGCTCACAGCAATACTGGCGCTAGTAATGTTTTGGTCGCGTATTTCGGGTGATTGCAAACGCAAGCAAATACGCGCTGCGAGTTCGCGATCGGCTTTGTTGTACGACTTGTTAAAGCCGTTACGTTTTTCAATGTCGGTAATCGCGGCTTCACCAAATAGCTTATGCCACATAGCCACAATGATTTTTTCAGGGTTAATGGTGCATTTATTTGCTAGTACTTCTTTAACTGATTGCAGGGCAAAGCCACAGTTTAGCTCCTCGGCGGTCATGCCTGTTGTGCTTAACTCTTGGTTAATTAACTCAACACGCAGCGTTTGCTCAGGCGTGTATGGGTGTGGTTGGCTATAGCTCATAGGTTGTTTCCTTGCGTAAATTAGGTTGATCAAGTAATTCGTTTAGGTCGATTTCGTGCTGCGGCTGTGTTGGCGTTACATCAAAATCAAAAATATTTACGGGTGCTTGTTGTGCCTCAATACCCTTAATAGGTGCTGCAAACTTAGTCACAGACTCAACATCGATAATGCGGTCTTGGGTTTCTTGGGCCTCGATTTCACGGCGCTTGGTGTCGATGCGTTTTAAGCGGCCTGTACGGCGTTTGCTTTCGGCTTGCTCAATACGTGACGTAGGCACGGCGTGCGATTTAGTTTTTAAGTTAGCGAACATTAAAAACTCACCGTTTAGCTTATAAAGCTTGGTGTAGCTATCGTCGTGTAGGTCGTAGGCGGCAATAAGCTCTTGGCCATTAAACTGGTGTAAAAAGTCGGCACTGTAATCACGTTGGTGCAAGCGAAAGCGGCCACGACGAATGTTGACGGTTTCGCGCGGTAGCATTACAAAGTCACCCTCAACTGGTGGTACGCGCTCTATGTTTTCGTCCCATACTTGCTGGCGTGTTTTGCCCTTAACTTCAGGGTGCTCGCTGTTATGGTAGTCGTTTAAAAAGGCTTTAAACTCAGCTATCCACTCGTCTACTGTGGGTAGTTTACGTTTGCCTTGCTTGGCCTCTTTAAGTACCAGTTGCTTATGGCGATCGTCGTGGTCGCGCCCGCAGTAGGTGCTAAAACGTTTACCAACGCGGCCTTCCATGTGTAAAAAGAACCGCTCAATCCACTTAACACGAGCATTACCTGGTATGGCAAAAATTACGTCTATTTCAAACTGGGCGTAAAAGCCGGTAGTGTCGTCGTTCATGAGTTTGTTTTTGTAGCCTGAGCCGTTATCTAGGTAAAACATGGCAGGCACGTTGTTATGCACTTTAATAGCGCGGCTTATTGCTGCTAGCGTATCGAGTGTGCTTTCGGCATAGCCAAGTTCCCAGCCTACAATGCAGCGGCTTGCTACGTCTTGAAACGCGGTAAGCTCAGCACGGTAAGGCTTACCCGTTTTTGGGTGCGCTAGGTATACGTCGAGCGTATGGCCATCACCGTTGTACATAACACCAGGCTTTAAGTTATCGGTTGAGCGCAACAAATGGTCTTTATGTTTTTCACGGTACAGTTTTGCACCCATACGGTACGGGCTTTGTGGGCCTAGCTCATGCGGGAGTGCATTAATAAAGCGGCGAACTTGGTGATGCTCGGCCTTATAGCCCTCTTTATTTAGTTGGTCGCTCACTTGTGCAAAGCTTGGGCTGTTTGGGCTGTGGTAAAGCTCAAGGCAGCGGGCCAGCCAGCTGTACTGGGTTTGTGCTTTACCTTTATGGTTAGGTAATAGGCCGTTAATGCCGTTATCTTTGTAGGCATTGCACCAGTTATAAATGGTTGCACGCCCTGGTAACTTACCCAGTGCATCAATAGCGCTAATAAGTGTACCCAGCGCTGTATTGGTGCGGTAGGCATTAACCAGTGCTTCAAATGCTTTTGGTAACGCGCATTCTTGGGTTAATAAATGGCGTACTATTACCGCTCTACTTTGGGCTTTTTTACGGGCTGTTTCGCTGGCATTTTGCCAACTTAGTTCCAAACCTGTGCTTGGCAACTTATTGTATTTTTGAACTGCAGGTTGCATTGCTCTCTCC